CTGGTACCATTTAAAGTGAATCGTTACCCTTACCATGTTGCGGGTGAAGACTCAGATCATCGACGATTTGCGAAAGGACGCCTTACAACCGGGCAAGTCCTTCCCTGCTGTTGAGGGCCTTCTTGGGGCCGCTTTCAGCAAGTATGAGGCATCGCAAGGTGCCCCGAAACCCAAGACGAGGTGCGTGCACCACGGGCTACAGCTCTTCGACGAGCTACTTCAGGGCGAAGCAGTCCTGGACCGTGGTGTCCAAGCATGGATTGCCTGTGTACTTGGTGTGCATGGGGATCTTGGAATCGACAAGATGGATATCCGAAAACTAGCGAGGGCGCAACCGGATGCTATCTACTTCTTTACTTGGCTCGACCTAAAAGGTTTCTTGCTTAAGTATGTGAAGGAGATGAGCGTCTATGCCGCCGCCGTAGGTTTGTCGCAGTCCGAGACCAATATACTTGGTCTGACTGCGTTAATCGCGAAAATCCGTGCCGACTCCGACCTTGTTGGCCGCGAGCTTCCAAGGCATTGGGACGATCTCCTAGTCCCGGGGTTGTACTTGTTGGGTGAGTCCCGCGTTCGTCTGAGGACGGTGGTTCGTTGTCGCTACGACTATGGACCCTCCCCGTCTGCTGAACGCAGGGCTCGCCTGTGCGAGAATATCCTCTATACTAAGAGAGCGATGCCTAACTCTAGTGACTTTGCGCAAGCGCAAGCGCTTAAGGATCATCAGAAAGCGCTCGGAACCGAGCGTAACCGGGACGAGTCCTATCCTTCGGGATGGGAGACGGCCCAGGATGATGTTAAGCAATGCATTACTGCCATTGTCGAGAGGGTGTATGGGGGCCACCACTTCCGTCCGGAAGAGGCCTTCCCGTCGACCTCCGCAGCGTTTAATACAACGCGCCAGGAGGGGGGGGCTTTGGGTGAGTTGATGATGGTGTTCGATACGTTGAACCGTCGTCGCGCGCCCTTGGTAGGCGATTACGATGGAGTAACCGACTTCGACCGGATGGTCGAAGTGTCGCCGGGGGTCGTCCGTGAGGTCCGGAGATCCCGAAGACGTACGGGCCAAGTCAACTGTTTGTCGTCCTTCATCACCACACGTGCTGTGTGGCGTGGTGTAGACAAAGGCTATGACTTGGGTGCTTTTGGGGAGGCAGAAGAAAGCCTCACCCATACCGTACGGCCTCGCAGCCTAGCGAGTCGTTCAACGCCACGGGAAACCGAGGACCAGGTTCGCATCTGTGCGAAGCCCTGCGTCATCTGTGAACCGTGCAAAATGCGACTTGTCACTCTTGGCGATGCACCCGCGTACCAGCGGTGTATCGCCCTCCAAAAGTTCCTTCACCGGACTCTGAAGCGCCACTCGGTCTTCCAATTCATTGGACACCCGATCGGCGAAGAGGAGTTTGCGACAAGGTTCCCAATGCACGTACGGTCAACGTGCTCTGGGGGGGAGAGTGAAACGACGTGGGGGCGACCCCATGTTGTGCTAGGTGACCCATCCGCCTACGGCGCGGAGATCCGTCCAAACCTCTACCAAGACGATCCCGATGTCATGGTTGTTAGTGGTGACTACTCAGCCGCCACTGACAATCTTGATCCGGGGTTAGCTCGGTTCGTTTGGGAGGAGATCTGCCGCGTCGCCAAGGTCCGCGGGGCGGACGGCGAATGGTGTCCTATCGCTGAGACTGAGTGGGCCCTGCTCGGGTTCGATGCGCTGGTTAATCATATGCTCGCTTATAAGAGCAGGTATGAGACCGTGTATGTCGAGCAGAAGTGGGGTCAGCTCATGGGGTCGCCCATGTCGTTTCCGATCTTGAATATAGTTAATGCGGCAGTTAATGCCGCGGTAATTATTAAGAGTTATTGGATTGACACCGGGAAGGATCTCTCAGTGTGGGGCGCCTTGGAAGGGGCACACGTTACCACGAACGGTGACGACGTGATCCTCTACCTACCTCGTCGGCACTATGCGAGGTGGCAACGTTACGTGACGTCCGTAGGACTCGCCCCATCTCTGGGGAAGAACTACACGTCGACAACCGTCGCCATCATGAATAGTGAAATGAGGTACGCCGTCCGCGTTGCGGGCCCCCCGCAGATGACAGACGTCGGAGAACTGGTTTATCCGTCCGTGTGGCGGTATCGGTCTTTCTTCAACTCCCCCCTAGTGATAGGGATGGAAGCGAAGGGACCCGATGCCGGCACGTACGTGGCCGACCGGATGCCTCCAAGTCTCTTGGGCGCGCGTGCGCGCGCTGTCGTCCGCGGGATTGAGGTGGGGAGTGAGGTTTACTTCAATCGCTTAAGGATGTTCGCTGATTGCCACGAGGATCTGCTGAAGCATATCCCCGCTGGTGTTGGGTGGGAGGTCCCCGAGTCGCTCGGGGGACTGGGCATACCGCAGTTCCGTCCGGATACTGTGGCGTTCCCGAAGTCGGTTCTGTCGAGAGCAGCATATTTAGCCTGCCTTGACCCGATCACCCGCCTTAAAGCAGCGATGGTACCATCCCCTAAGCCGGTCACGGCCTGGGAAAAGCTATTGAAGTCGGCGATGAGTGGAGACGAGGGCGAGACTATCGAACGTCTCGACCAACGTACCCTCGAAGACCAGAGGGATACGGAGATGTACGCCGCTATGGCGGGATCTCGTCTTCGCGACGGAGATGAAGGAGCTGGTGTGCGTCAACCGAAGTTAGCGGTCCTCGCTGCCGTCTTAGACAAGATTGATGATATACAATACTTGGACGACGATATGCGCGAGGCGACCTACGAGAGCCTTTGGCCTGGATGTTTGGGTGGACCTAAACCGGGTTCCTGTGAGACTAAGGCGAAGAAGCATAGTGCCTTGCGGCAGTGCTTCTCGTCTTGGTCGGACAGGGTCCGGAAACAGATGACCCATGTCGCCAAGGTAATCGACTCATCTGAGTCGGGGCTTCGGTCGATGTCCGTCAAGACCCTCAGGGAGTGGTCTGACCATCGTACGCTCATTACGGTGGACCTACGTGCCGGTTACGACGCGGCAGTGTAGGGGACGGAGAGTAGGGGGAACCAGGACAGAGTCCAAAGAGGCGCGAGCCTCACCCCTTGTATTTTAGGCAGGCAAACCTGCGCATGAGAACAGCTATACCCCTTTGTAACCTGGACGGCCGGCTTGGTAACCCGGCATCGTTCAGGTGAGCATAAAGGCAGTCCTATAAAACCGGCATGGTCGTCTTCGGGCGATCGGACAGATGCGCCGTACTTGGGGGCCGGGGCTGGCGTCGCGA